CAATCTCTGATCGAACAAAGTCACTCAGCTCTTCCTCATTAATCGCAAGGCTTCCATTAATACTAACTACTGGCATGATTCCTCCTTAGGAATATTACATTGGGGGTCTGACACGTTAGGCTCGGGGCATCCGAAACATAACGACTCTTTATAGAATGGTTGAGGCACAGCCCCACCGAGTTTGATTCCGCAAACAACACACACCTTCTTTATCCATGGATACTTGAGTGCCCATGCAGGGTAAGGTTTGTAGTTACCTTTATTTTTCCAGGTCATGTTCTCTCCAGGATGTCAGTGCGCAATGCCCAGAACGCAGCGGCATAGACATCAGGTGGTGCTTCACCCATCTCTTCGAGATAGGCATCGTCATTAGATGATGCGAGTAAAACAGCCTTGGATCTGGCGGTATAGATAACCTCGGCACATCCATCGAGTGACTCATGCAGCCACTCATACATGTACTCATCAATAGAGCACTGATCCACATCCTCTTCATCATCAAGTTCCTCCTGCTCCATAAACATTTTGACTGATTCTTCACGCTGATCTTCATACTCATCTGCGTATTCACGAACGACATGCCAGTACCAATTCTCTAGTGCAGCGTATGCCTCTGAGAATGTTGGCGGCTCGTATGGTTCTTCAACTAATACTCGTAATGGCTCTGGCTGCGGCCATCCCATCCATACCCAAACCTTTAGTGCGAACCTCTTCAGTAGCTCAGTCATCTGAACCTCCATCATTTAAATTTAAGGGAGTCATCTTCCGCCCCTCTCGCCCCAGCGAGGGGCGGAAGGTGACAGATTAATCTTCGGTAACTACACCGTAACCTTGGGCTTCATTGTATCCATCCATACCACCCATAGCGAAGGCTTCCATGCCACGCAGGTGTGACTCGCCGTCATCCTCTAGCTCTAACTCTTCAGGCTCACCGGCTAGGGTATAGTGATTGATGCAGTTGCGTAGCTGGCTCACGTTATAATGCGCAGCCTTGAGTGCATCATGTACCTTGATCGCATCATCAGGGGTCAGCCCTTCGATCCATTCCTGGTGCCAGAAGGTACGCTCGAGACAGTGAAGCTCACCGATCATGCGAACAGTAGCCTCATACATTTCATTTCTTTTCATCGAGCCTCTCCATTTTCTCAGCCCATTGGACTGCTCGCAGTATAGCATCACGCTCATACTGCTTAAGATTCTTCGTGTCCTTAGTATAGATAAGCTCACCCATAAGGAGCACGCCCTGCCATACTTTCTTCGTCGGCTTGTGAACAGTGCCCATCAGTTCTCCCTTGGATGGATGACAGCTATAAGCCTGAAGCCTTTGCTTTCAGCACACCAGCTAGGCTCAGACCTACCTATACCTACACCGAATAGGTTCGTGCGCGTGTCCTGGATCACCATCATAGACTCGGCAGCTTTCTCGGACATCTCCAAAGCTCTGCCTCCGGCACGCTTCGGATGACTGTACCAAGTCATGTCACGCCAATCAGTCTCGGTCATACTTAGCCTCCAATGCAGCATCGACCATAGCATCTCGAGCATCCTCTTCGCTCTGCATGAATGCATCAGCACACGCAGCGCCTGCATCCTGAAAGCTCTGCTCGTAGTACCAAATGTCCTCGCCTGGTATTCTCCACACATAACCGTACCGAATGAAGACTTCATAGCCCTGCTTGGCTAGCTCTTTAAGGTGGGCTGCGCAGTTTGTACTTGCGATTTCATTGAGGTCGCAGACTAACTCCTCGTCACGTTCGTTCATTGCATAGGTGGTCACATACCAGTCAGGTCCTGCAATCGTACCAGGGCCATCCTCAGGTGGGTCGTAGTAGCTACTCATCTTTGTGCTCCTCTGCGGTACGATAGCCAAACTTATAAGCCATGATAGCAACACGAGCTAAGTCAGACTGACTACCTCGCATATCTTTAATGAGTTCATTCAACTCATCCCAATCTTTAGGTGTTCGAACTAATTCCATGCGACCTCCATATTATTATCTATCAACCCTATCCCCTCCCCCCCCCTAAAGGGGGGGAGAGGGATAGGGGTTAGTAAGCTGATTTAGATTCAGGTAACTCATCATCACCCAGCACATACAAGTTAGACAAGTCTAGTCCTGCACCACCTGAATGCCTAGCCACATGATCCAATGCATCATGAAGCTCACCGATCTCTCGTTCGTTGCGATTGTTCCTAGCCTGTACGTCCATAGTAATACGCATGACTTGGTTTAGCCTGGTGATAGACTTCTCTAACTTCTCACGCTCTTGGCATAGTGCAGTGCGTCTAGTGTTAAGCTCTTCAACTAAATCACTAGGGTTATCACATAACATCTGAATCAATTCGCTAACTAACATAGTCTATCCTTATCTGCGATCGGCAGTACTGAGTGTTTAAAGTGTCAAGTCTCAAGCAACAAACAACAAGAGGACGAAGCTTCATACCATCTGGTACAAAGCTCCGCCCTCCATGCTGTCTGGCTACAGGCTACTTGTCTTCATTCTTCTTAGCTAAGAATTCTTTGTGCAGTGCCAGCTTTGCTTGGCACCACGGCTCAGCCAATCCATTGTCATTGAACACGACGACAGGTACTGACTTCTTAGCCTTCATTGCAGCATCGTACTTCTCTTCAAAGTTACGGTACTTCTGCTTAAGCAACAGCCTTCCTTCATCACCTGCTGCATTGATCATGCTATAGGTAGCTCGGTACTTTGGATTCCCTGTAGACTTACTCGTCAGCTTGACTACTGAATACCCTGCCTCCTCTGGAGTCTTGGGGATATTGCACGCAGCCATCTCTGCAAAGTCACTACCGAAATCACAATCAACATTCTCATTATCAAATGACATATCAGATCCTTTCAAAAATCTTTTGTCTGTTGTGCCTGCTTGGCGCTCACGCCGTGCGCCAAGTTGGCATACAATCTTTAATCTCTAATCTTAGTACGCTTCTATCTCTACGCTTAGACCCATACTTCTATGACCACTCGTCCACTCCTTTATTTTTATAGCTACTTCACCTAGCAACACGTCATTGACCAACCCGTGGAAATAACCCCAGGCTTTCGTCTTCTGGTTGAAGCTTCTTGCATCTCCTACCTCGTGCCACTCACCGGATTCAGTCTCTGCTTCTACTCCCCAATCTACCCACCACTTTGAGTTCGGGTTACTGTTAGGCAGCATGATTGCTACATAACTATTGTCATTGAAGTCATGCCTCAGGTAAAAGCTAAAGCTACTACCTTCAGGCTCGAAGAGCGTATCATTCGTCGTCGTGTTCCTGATCTCGGTCATGCCTTACCCCCTTGCACTTTCGTTAGCTCAAGCTCCATGTCCAGGCCGGGCACAGAGTAGCAGTTGTTCCAGTCACCATACTCCCTAGTGAAGTGAACATACCCACGTCTAATCTCATTGAGCCTACCGATCGAGGTGACAAAGTAATCCCTCAACGAGTAAGCATTCTTCTGCACCATGCACTGCCCACATGTAGGCCTCATGTCTGACCCGCTCTTGTTGACGCCACGCATCAGCACATCGTCGTGACTGTGACACTTGTGACAGCTAAGCGAACCTTCTAGTCCGTGTGTCATCCATTCAAACTCCCAGTTGTCGTGGTTGTCCACGTTCTCCTCGAAGCGTTCTTCTACCAGGATCATCATGTCTGGCACGTCCTCAATCCTCAGACTTCCAAGCTCTCCTTTCTTCTGCTCTTCCATCTCGCCACCCATTACCAATGCCCCGAACAACTCCGTACATTCCGTCAGCTCCATGCTTCTTCCTCCTTAGGGGTGTAAATGTCCCCTCTTGTTATTTTAGTCGGGACGTTAACACCCAACAGCATCTCCATTGCTGATGTCTTGAGTCTGTCTCCCGGCTGCCGTACTGAGGGTCGGAGCCTAACGTGCAGGCGTCTGGCCCTCCCTTCAACAGTGCTGAGGGTCCGCCCCCTCTGTCTGGCTTGGTGCTGCTTTGTTTCTGGGGTCTTGTAGCTATGCAGCTATGCAGCTTGCAGCTACCGCCGAGGCAAAAGAGTAGAGGAGCCGAAGCCCCCCTACCCTCTGTTCCATTCGCCCTGCGGCTAGACCATGTAAGCGCAAACTTCCTCGGTCTCTTCATCCTTTCGGATCTCGGCATCGATCGCCATGCCCTGCCACAGCGTGTTCGCCAGGCCCACAACGATAAAGGCTTCGTTAATTGCAGCCCCCTCTTTCACTCGACGGTGCATGTCCTCCATGAACTCCTTTTGCGCGGGGCAGAACAGCAGCATTAAGCCCGATACGTTCTCGTCCAAGCACGACTGCAAGAGGATGTTCCAACCGTTGCCGGTCGAATTCATCTTCACGCCTTCGCCTACGGGGCGCATGGGTCCGGAAAATGTTGCATCCATCCGCTTACGTCGTCTAGGTGCAGGTTTATGGTTCTGGGCGAAGCTCTCTGGGGTAACGCTCATGGCGCCTCCTTTGTGTGACAGGCTGACCTATTCAACCTCGTCAACTTGTTTGGTTGAATCGTCAGCAACAGACACGAACACCTGTTGCTCGTCTGTCTCCGTGGTATGCCGGGTTGCTCTGCGGTCCTGCGGTTCTGTAGCTAATGCGGTCTTGCGGTCCGGCTGCTTGCGGTCCTGCGGTCTTGCGGTCTTGGGGTCCTGTGGTTCTGCGGTTATTGCAGCTAGCCCTCGTACCTGAGGCACCTGCCCCTCCTCCCGCTTCTGCCCATTCCCCCTTTTATTACACTTTCCAAGTGGTACAATTTTCCTATAAAGGACAACTGAATGACCCGGAGGTGACATGGGAAGAAAGAAAGTAGCAGACGTTAAGTATACCCCTATGCTGAGCAAGCACTTGCTCGAGGGGGCTTTTGCTCAGTGCATGCACCAGGTCCTAGAAAGCCTGCACATGTGCCAGCAGCACAAGCATACGGACCTGACTTTAGAGCAGCACGTTAAGGGCCTGAAAAATATTACGGGCTCTGAGATCGCTACCGCTTTAATGATCACAGAGGATCGTCATGCGGGCTCTATGGTTAAGAAGCACAGCCTATGGGTAAAGCGCGCTCAGACTTGCTATGATCTGCTTTTGAAGTTTGACACTGAAGATCCCGACGACATGGTGCGGCCGCTTAAAGAGATCACGATGTGGATTCAGGATGCACATTTAATTTTGCACGAAGACACGGACAACAAGACTCGGGAATATCTTTCTCGCAAAGGTATGCCCAACGAAGAGGAGACGCTAAATGGGAAACTCAGGGCACCGGGCATCCAGTAAAGCCTATGAGAAAGAAGCCGAGGAAGATGCTATTGATGGCGTCGAAACTCGAGAAGAAGTTCAGCGGAAGGATCGCTACGCTGTGGACCTCCTTGAGAGGTCCCCAGCGGGCGCCATAAAGAAAGTACCGAAGGAAGCACATGGGCGTGTTCATAAAAATCTTCGCTCTGTTATCCGGGCTGAGTGGGAAAGCGGCGAGTCGGCTTCGTTATTGGCTAAACGTCATGGGATTAGTTCTCGGAGCATTAGTCGTTGGATTGCTAAAGAGGACTGGACTAGGAGCGCCATGGATGCCCCAAGTGCAATCTTACAACATGCACGGCGCGAGATTCAGCGTAAGGTTGAAACCGCCAAGGTTGAGGCGACGGCTGCTATCGAAGATGTTCTCGCCGAGCATAAGGGAGCGAGCCATACGCTCAAAGCCCTTTTACATGAGGCGACATCACGAGCCCTTGCCTATCCTCACAAAGACCCCTTCAGGCAATTGCTAACAATTAAAGTGGCGTCTGAGGTGGCCAAGAATATTCAGGCTATGGACCGCAAGACATGGGGCTTTGACGAAAACAAGACGAAGACAACCACACAGATCTTCGACGTTTTAAGCACGATGGAAGACAAAGTTGAGCGACAAGCTCTTGCGGCGGACAAGTCATCCCCTATAAAAGATGGCCATGGAAAATAATGTTTTACAGATGCTCGGTGAGTTTGGTGCGCTTGGCTTAGCCAGTGGCGCTATCTTCTGGATGTACATTAAGATGAGCCAGCGCATGGACAAGATGACAGACAACTTCCAGGCTCAGCTTCGAGAGCAGGCGCTCGGTCACAATGACCGAGAGACTGCGCTAAGAGATCGCTACGACCAGGTAATCGCCACCTACAACGATGAGCGACTAGAGGTTATTAAAGGCATTGGCAGCCGGCTTGAGGTTATGGAAAAAGAACTAGAAGACATTGAAGGCAATTTAAAATTAGTTTTAGAGCTACTCAATGACGGACGCTAGGGCCGAAATCCTTCGCTGCGCTCAGGATTTTGAGTACTGCACGAAGTATTTTAAGATTGTGACAAAACGATCGCGCCTTGAACCGTTTCAGCTTAACGATGCTCAAAAAGATATTATCGGATCGCTTAGCCGCAACGATAACTTAATGATGCTCAAGGCTCGCCAGCTAGGAAGCACGACAGGTATTGCTGCGTATTTCTTTTGGAAGGCTCTGTTTACTCCGCACACGAATGTGGCGGTTGTGGCGCATACCGATGAAGCGGTGAAGAAGATCTTTGAAATCTATCGCCTCTTTTATGATGAGCTACCGGACTTCTTAAAGCTAGAGACGGTCAGGGCTAGAGAAAACCAACTTAAGTTTGTGACGGGTAGTAGCATTCGGATTGGCTCCGCTTCGAGCCAGAGTTTCCGTGGTGGCACCTACCAGCTTATCCATGCGTCGGAGTATGCCTTCTGGGGCAACATGGAAGAGACGATTGCGTCCCTCTTCTCTACGGCTACCGAGACAGCTAAGATTGTTCTTGAGTCTACAGCTAACGGAATGAACGAAGCCTATGACATGTGGAGCAGGGACAACGGTTTTACCAAGTTGTTCTTAAGCTGGAAGATGGATCGGGCCTATGCGCTCGATGAGGCTTCGTTTTCTGACCCGAGTGAAGAGGAATTAGAGTACAGTTACGAAAATAAACTTAGTCAACGCCAGCTTAACTGGGCAATTAAGACGCTGCGTACCAAGTGCGCTAACAATTGGAACATCTTTAACCAGGAATTCCCTGCAAGACCTGAAGATGCGTTCATCCAGTCGGGCTCACCCTTCTTCCCCATGAAATTTGATGTGGTTAATGCCACTCCGGGGTACGAAGAGTACGAAAAACCTAAAAAATTTGGTGTCTATATCATGGGAGTGGACACTGCATCGGGTTCACCCGGCGGCGATTACAGTGCATTCATGATTCTTGACGCTACACAGCCCAAAAAGCTGCGCATGGTGGCTAGTTTCTACGAAAGAATCCCACCGAGCCTGTTTTCGAAGCGAGTTTTAACCGCAGCTAAGCGATATAACGCCATGGCGGTGGTAGAAACCAACAGTTATGGGCTAAGTGTCCACGAATACCTGCAACAAGAGGGCTATCCTAGCCTTTATCGGACAACAAGCTTCGATAAGGTGACTAATCAGTGGCAAAACCGCCTAGGTTTCCAGACTACGGTAAAAACTAGGCCGCTTTTAATTTCAAGGCTCTATGAATACGTTAGTCGGGGCTGGGTTAACCCCGGCTGCCCACGATTTCAGGCCGAAGCCAACCGATTGCACTATAACAACAGAGGTAAAGTTGAAGCTTCCTCTGGACAGCACGATGATATGGTTATGGCAACAGGTCTTGCGTTAATGGGGCTTGACCAAGTAGATGAGATCGCAGAAGAAGTGCAGAAATCGTATCAACCACGAAGCATTCGAGATATTCTTGAATGGGAAGTGAACACTGGCAAGATTTGGAAAGATTCTGATAGGAATTCGTTTGCTGACGACAGTGGACATCAGATTCAGTCTCTTTTCAATGACCTCTCGTAACCGTCACTTGGGACGTTAAACCTCGTATAAAGGGAGAAAGAGTATGTTATCGCCAGAAGATCAAGAGCGGATGATTGCTAGACTAGGCGGCGAAGAACCCGAGCAAGAAGCTCCGGTTGTAGAAGCCGCACCGGTTGAGGCAGTTGTCGAAGAAGAGGTTGCGGAAGCTGAGGCTCCCGTTGAAGCTGCTGAAGTTGATGACGAAGAAGAAGCGACTGGGGGCCATGCGGTTCCTTATGATCGGTTCCGGCAAGTCAATGAACGACGTAAAACACTGCAATCAGAAATTGCAGACCGAGATCGTCGGCTCGAAGAACTCCAGGCACAGTTGAATCAAAAGTATCAACAAGCTGAACAACCTCAAGAGGAATCTCATGGGTATAACTATGAGGAGTATGAAGAGGAAGCAGATCCCGATAGCTGGGCTGCCCGCTTTAAGCAGGTAGAAGCAGCAAACAAGGATATGCAAATCAAACTTGCTCACATGGATATACAAAAAGAAATCATAGAAGCGTCAAAGGAATACCCCGGTGTTCCAGAGGCTTATATGTGGGATATGATCGCTCAAGATGGAAACATAACTGCTCAAGAAGCTGCGCAACAATACAGTTCGTTCGTCGGAGAAGTCGAAGAAGCTGCTATTGCGCGGTACTTAGAAGCGCAAAAAGGCGAGGTTGCGCATGGTGCGCCCCCCCGCCCTTTGTCAAAACAAACTGTAGGTACTGAGCACCTGGCTGAGCCACAATCCCCTCGCTCATTGGACGAGGCCCGGCAAGCTATGGTGATGTATCTTAATTCTTAGATAGGAAAACAAAATGGCTTCGGTCAGTATTTCAGATTTAGAAGCAATTCTAAAAGACTTCTATCTTGGGCCGATTATTGAAGCACTCAATAGTCAGCTTGAGATGGTTGACCTTTTTAAAAAGGTCACTCTTGATTGGTCGGGTAAGAAAGTTATTATCCCGATTCATGTCTCTCGTAACACCGGCACCGGCTTCCGGGGCGAAGGAAACACAATTCCTGAAGCTGGCAAGCAGGGCCATGTTGATCTGACGATTACCGCACGGTATCTCTACGGTCGATTCTCCCTGACTGGTCCTGCTATTGCATCGGCTAAGACGACTGCGAACAGCTTTGCGACTTACGTCCAGACTGAAATGGATGGCCTTGTCACCGATGTTAAGGTGCTGGCTAACCAGAACATGTGGACTGGTGGCGGCTGCGTTGGCTTTATCCATGACCGTGTTGATCTTGCGGCTGGTGTCGCTGGTCCTGCGGCTGGGTTTGCTTTTAGTGGTAACAAGGATGTTGGGCTTGCGCTCCAGAACCTAGACAGCGTTCCTGGTGCAACTTCCCGTTGCAGCGTGAATATTGTTCGCCTTGATGACTACACGCTTGCAAATGCGGTTGGTGTCATGATGGCAGACTTTTCCACTCTTTCGGCTGGTCGCCTTGAGCTTGAGCCTGTTGCTGCTGGCACGTTGACCCTTTCAACGATGTCGGGTGAGTACGCTGCGATGGTTCAGGTTCTTGGTACTGGCAAGCGTGGTGGCATTGCTGGTGCTCGCACCTACACTGCCGATGCAGTTCCTGGCGCAGGTAGTACTACGCTGCCTGCCGCTGAAGCAACGATTCAAGCCCAAGCGTTTGGTGTCTATGCGAACCTTGGTTTGCAGCAGCACTTCGGCAACTTCCGTGGCGGCGCTGTCGCTCCGGCTGTTGACGTTCCTGCGTTGCGCTCGACGATTCAGGCTATCGACGCAAAGGCTGTCGCAACCAACGATGCACTCGACTTCGGTCGTATGCAGGGTATCCTGGACGAGCTTATGATTCTTGGTGGAGAGAATCCGGATTGCTTGTATGTGCATCCGATCTTTCGCCAGGAGTACGCAGGCTTGCTTACCTTCACGAATGCGGCTGTGACCGCCTTCTCGAAGGATGCTCAAGGTCCTGCTGGAACTGCTGAAGCTGGTTTCAGTGCTTATGCTTTTGCTGGTATCCCAGTGAAGATGAGTCGCCATTGCGGCAAAGGCCTTGCGGTCTTTCTGAAGACTAGCACCTGGTGCATCACCGAGCTTCAGAGCTTCGGTATGGCTGATCTGGACGGCAATGTCCTTAGCCGCTTGTCGGATCGTGACGAGTGGGAAGGGTATGTCCGTTGGTATTACAACATGGTTTGCAAAGAACCTAACCGTAATGCAATTTTGTGCGGGATTCGATTCTCGGGCATGTAGGTCTTTCAAGTCCCCCACCCCCTTAGGGGG